TGTTTCAGACTCTGCAATTCTAAGTTTCATTTTTTTTGTAACTTTCTTCTCTTTTTTATTTAATTTTTTATATTCTTTCTTTAAATAACAATATTCTTGTTGCAATTTATTTTTCTCAAAGAAATTTTTACTGTTTTTTAATTCTGACTTTAATTTAGAGATTCGTTTACGAATTTGTTTCACAGTCGATCCGTTTATATCTTTTACTTTTTTCTGATACCTAAATTCATAATACTTACGTAATTCAGAAGAAAAACAATTCATCAGATCGAACCATTTTGCCAATTCAATCTCTTCGATATCAACAGATTTAGCATAATCAATAATATCCTTGACAAATTCTAAAGTAAGAATGAATGTTTCATATTTTAAAGTGCTTTTAAACATACGAAATTCAATGGTATCCTTATGCTGTAAATTCAATGCAGCACGTTTACCTTTATCCTTATACTTACCATACAGTTCAACTATTGAATCTTCATTTTGCTTTTCACCGGCAAATTCACTATAGTCATTGTCGCGCCTTGCAATCACACAAATTTCATTATTAAATTTTTCAAGAATATAAAGGATCTTAGATATAACTAACTCTTGTGATATTCTTGATTTCCCTAAATAGCTACGATTCGCATGAATATGTAATCCGGCAGTTTCACAATCATGACCTTTATATCCTTCTTTATCAAGATATTCGAACATTTCACGGTAGTTCATTTTGTTCTTATGAAATTCCAAACTGCATGGCATAGTGTCAAATTCAATCTGTACAGTGCTATCATGTGTACTGTAAATAAGATTTTCTTCATCACTATCAGATCCATTCATAATCTGAATACATTTTTTCACTGTGGAATTTTTGTCATTATCAGAAGTGACATTATTATTTCCACCTACTTCAATCTCTGCTCCGAGCAGGAGAGTAGTATCTTCTGATTCTCCAGGCATAAAATGTTTTATGTATTTTGGGACATAATTAAATTGATGAATGTAAGTTTTGAATCGACTTGAGACAAAACTACGAAAGTATCCTCTCTCAAATTCACAACTATTAGAAGATGCCCTTACATTATCTATTAGCCTATTAAAATTGTTAATATTAAGTTCCTCTTCAAAAGTAGATGTTACTTCAGACCTACGACCTCTTTGCGTAGATGATGGTTCAAGGTGACACAAACGTATAGCACAAAGTATGGTTCCATCACAGTTATATACATATGCTTTATTGCACGTAGTATCGTATAAGATTCTGCCATGAATACAATTGCTGTTTCTACTTTGTTCTGCCAATACACTATTAAGTAATTCAAAATCATTCCCGCCATATTCACGTCTATTCATATTTTCGAGTTTTGTTATTATTTGACGTCTATGTGAATTTGTGTCACATTCATGATAGATATTGCTATGTAATTTTAATGCATCATTAATAATTTCAGCGTAATCATGAGGAAGATAATATGTATTATATTCATTATCAACAATATAACAGGCATCACCTCTATATCCTAAATGAGTATAATTAATAATTTTCCCATTTACTGAATATGGATAATGTAAATTTAAATCGAATGTTTGCCATCTATTTTTAAATCTTATGATTGGTAAATAACTCATATTTTTAATAGGTAAGAGCACCGGCAGGCACTCTTACCATTCCCTCCTTATCTTAAAGTACACGTTTCCAGTATTCTTCGTCTTCATATTCTTCATCAGTCATACGTAATAAATGCATTTCCTGCATAAGCTGTGTAAAATCAGATTCGAAAAGTTTTACTGCTAGGTCATATAATTCATCAAGCATATTAAGTACTTTTTCAATAAAATCAAGAATAGAATAGCATTTTCTATGTCCTGGTTCTGCATTATAATTTTTCATGCGGATCTTAACATTTTTATGATAAATCTCGTCAAACCTTGCGTATAAGTAAGACCATCGACTCTGGGCCAGCTCTGGGGATCGTCGTCTCATTACTCTGTTCAGCATCATACGTTTTGTTGGAGCCGGTACATTTCTGGAAATAGCATTAATGACATCCTGTTTTTCAGCTATTGTCTGAGTCAGCCTGCCACAACGATTATTTAAATGTACAATTTCTTTCTCCCTTTCTTCAATAATTTTCTGAGCAGCAATAAGACCACGAGCCACGATCTCTGCCGGAGTCATATTTTCCTGATTACGGATGTAAGCACCATTCTTACGGATAGACGGGAGTACTTCAGAAGTAACCCAGTGTTTGAACTCTTTTGCTGATGGAAGCTTGCTGCTGAGGATGAGAGAGTAGAGACCGGATTCATTAATAATGGTCATCTGCTGGGTTCCTCCAAGGGTGTCCCATTTCGTTACCCCCTTGTCTTCTGCATCAACATGTACTAAAACAGCTTTCCTTGCATTACTATATCCCAGAGCTTCCGCTACATCTTTTCCTACGAACCACGGCTCACCGTCAATCTCAACAGTTCTCAGTTCTCCAAACTCTGGATGAACCAGATTCTTGAAAACTGTCACCTCTGGGGCAGCAGTGGTGGTAGTAGAAGAAGATGTAGAAGAGTTATTTTTGTTCTGCATATAATCAAACATTGAAATCTGCTTATTATCATCCACCGGAGTATTCATCCCTGGGATAGGATCCATACCAAGTGCTGTTCTCATTGTTGGGTCTGTAAGAACTTCTTCTGGTACGTCTTCAAATTTGGAATCTGGTTTTGTGTTTGTTGTATAAGTACTCATTTTGTTTTTCTCCTTTATTGTTTAATTAAATTTGTTATCATCATTTTGATCATATTTAATTTCTTCATCATCATATTCATCAGTATCAGATGCAGCACATAAAGCCCAACATCCAATACCGGTTAATACAAATAAAAGAATACATATAAGTATTACCATGATTTATCCCCCTATTGTGGTATATTACATATTGAAATTTCTTTTTCTCCTATAATATTGAAGAAATCAGGTTCATTATGAGTTTCTTCCAGCCAAGTTTTAATTACCCCCGTCAAACGTTCGGAAAGATCAGCCAATTGTTCGGTAGTATAAGCTGTTCTACTATCTAGCCAGTCATCTACAAGATCACCAACGTTTGCCTCTGCTTCCTCCCAGACAACTTCAAGAACTCTTTCTGCATCAACAGAGATTTCATATGGTCTAAGTTCCTGAATTGTAATTGATTTGATTTTTACATTTTCTTCTGCAAAGTAGTCTTGAGCATCTGCAATGCATTCTTCTATGGAGTCAAATGCTGTAGCAGAAGTGTAATCACTGTCACGTTCTAACTGCCAAGCATATTTTGTATCTTTATGTTCTTTGCTCTGCATAATTTAATTATTTCCGTCCTTTCGAGAAGTAGTGTTGTTTGGATCATCCGGATACAGATATCTTTCTATATAATCGCGACCTTCACCTATGAATCGTGGAATATCGAAGTCATGAGACCATGTATCTGCTGTAATTTGTTTACCATTTAATAAGAAAGAACTATGAGCAGATCTGATGATACAGGTACCGCGCTGTTTGTAAATTTTAAGTTTGTTCCAGTCAATATCTTTTTGCTGAATAAGCATTTCTATGATTTCTTGATTACATTTACCATTTAGTTCGGTCTGAGAAAAATGTGCTTGACCAACCATTTGAATAGAGTTACGAATTGCATCCTGCTGTCTCCAGTTAAAGTAATTTGTGACTTCTTCTCGTGGGAGATTGAACACACATGCAGCAAATTCTGCTCCTTTGAGTAATGCACGATCATAGTTGTGGTTTGGAGAATAATATCTTCTGCCGATAATTTTTACTAATTCTTTAAATTTTTGATTGAAATAATTAGTGGCCATAGATGCTGCTATAGAAGCAAGTTTCTGGACCCGGTTATCAAACCATGGTGAAGTTTCAAGTTTCTCATAATCAATAAGAAGAAGATTAATTTCATCTGATTGAGTATAAGCCAGGACACAGCCCTGGATATTTCTACAGAGGTATTCTGCAGTATAGCGCATAGCAGCCATAAGTACCTGATCAAATGGTTTTTTGAACCCCCTGGTAAAAGTATGGAATGCACGACCATCGATTTGGATGATCACTGGGGTGCGAGGGATTAGATGAGCATCTGTAATTGATTTGTAGGATCTCATTCTGAGATCGTATTCTGTTTGATGTGACATTTTGGTTTGTCCTCCTGTTATTTACTGCTAAGATTTACGAGTTATTGATGTGTTATTTAATGTTATTGAATTATCAAAACAAGTTGTGGATATTTGGATTTTGTAGATTTTCTTTGCATATTGAGTTAATTTAGCTTGTTTTGATAATGAGATAATAGCATAGGAAGATGGATTTGTCAATAAAAGAAGTTAAATTAACTGAAATATTTGAGATTATGCGTTTGAAAATATGGACGGTAGATGGGGTTTGGAGGGTAGTGTGAGGTGAGATTTGGGGGAGCGTGGAACAATATGGGCGGTGATTATAGGAGTTTGGCGATGTGGGGAGCGTTACATTTTAATAGGAAGAGAGGGCGTATTTTTCAAGCCAGTGTGGAAGTTAACCGGCTTAGGTCTTTCTGGGTAATTTTAGCCCATTTTGGCGTTAAAAGTACCCCCTTTTTGAGTAATTCCAATTACTGCTAATTTTATGCATAATATAGCTAATTTTATGCATATATACATGTTTTATGCACGAATTATGTATTTATATGAATAAATATTCTATAACTTTTTTTATACATTTTCATTTTTAGACAAATGATTTTGGTATTATATAGTTGTCCGAAGGGACGGTAAACACTTGAGCGGTTCAATTGAATATCGCGAACATGCAAATACATGTGATATGTCCAATGCCCATGTGGGGCGCATATCATAAGTAAAAGCATTTTCAAAGTATTCCGTAGTATCGCAATTAAGACGCTGATTTTTCAGCAGTCCATCCCCCTTTATCATACAGGGCTAAAGTGTGGTTCGTGACAGTCGCTGTCAAGAAATGAAAATGCGACAGGGAATAACAACCCTATATCAATGTTACCATTTGTCGAAAAGGCGTTCCCATGGAAATTTCTATGTGAATGCGGTATGTTCAATCTTAAGTGGCAGACAGACGGACGGTTTGCGCTAATATAGGCAAGAAAAAAGTTTTGAAAGTCACTGAAAAACATGGTAGGCAACAACCCTAACAAGGGGGACGCGGAAAAAGCGTTAAAATACTGTAAGTGGGCGGTATAGTCGGCAGTAGTCGACACGGACTTGCAACTCGTCAATCAGGCTCATAGAACACAACTCACATATAGGTGAATGTTTCTAAACAACGTTACAATTTCAATCAGGCGTCTTGTTTAGAGTTACTGCCTATGGCAGTATTGTACATGTTTACGACAAGTGCAACTTTCACCGTGTTTTGTCTCTTGATGTAGCACACGCAACAGTGTGTAGAACGTTGGTAAAACACGTTTATACAAGTACATATTAGTCATGGTATAGTAACCATAGCTGAAATAAAGCATGGCGAACAACTGACAACTAAAATCTTAGAATAAAAGAGGTATATAATTATGGCAAAAACATTCGATAGCACACGTATTCAGGTCAAAGCAGTTAACGTTATTCCAGAAAAAGCGACAGAAGTTTACAATCATGTTCGTTTTCTGGTGTATCAGTCTTTACGCGACAGCGCAAAAAAGACTTATGATACATATACAAAAATCCTCGAAGAAACAACGTTGAAAGACGCCGACTTTGAGACAGTGACACGAGAAGAACTGTATAGCGTACACGACGAAAAATTTGATATTAACAAATTTCTCGACGCGCGTGCAAATTTAATTGACGCACGTAGCGAACTTGCCGCCCTTAACGGTAAAGGCGTTAATATTGAAACTTTCAACGCTTTATTAGAAATTGACAGAACATTTTTGATGCTTCAGGCACATACTTGTATTTCGTCGATTAAACTTGATGAAAAATGCCTGATTGACGGTAAAGATGAAAATGGCAATGATAAAATGTGCGATTTTTCAACCCTTATCGCAGCATACTATAAAAAAGGTACAGGGGTGACAGCATTCAAAAAAATGCTTACAAGTATTTTCCATAGAATGTTTTCAGAATCTGGTGTTATGTTCTATGGCGTAAACGTCAAAAAATCTGATATTTCAGAGGAATGCGTTCGCCACTTCATTGCAAGTTTTGGCGGTACAGCTTCTAGAAATAGCCACAAAGATGGTGATACAACCGTATGGGATAACTACACCTATCAGGTGAAAAACGATAAACAAAAGGTACTTTCTTCACTGACAGACCTTTTTGCGGTCATCTTCGACGGTGGAAAAATCGCAGTCAATAGACCAGAAGAAACACCAGAAACACCAAAAACAGAGGAAAAAGAGTCCTAACAAGGACTCTTTTTTAGTGCAATAAAAATAATATGCCTATATCATAGTACAAAATGTATTAGGCGGAAAGAGGTATAAAATGGGTAAAAAAGGTATAAAACAATATGCTCGTATTGCGTCAAAATACGGGACAAAATTTGAGGGGTATAATGTGCCAGTTGGCGCGATTTACGGACGTGTTTTAATTCCATATGAAAAAGGCACAGAGTATATCTTTTTTATCTGTACTCAACCTAAAAATATTCGCAAGGATACTATGCCAATTTATGTTTTAAAACCGTCATGGGTAAGCAACAGATGGCGCGAAATGCTCATAGGACGTGAACATCCGGCATTTACCGCAGTCGCAAATATTTGTCACGAAATAGGCGGAATACCTAAAATCAAGACATTTCAAGACCCAAAAGTAGCCGAAAAACGCGCCGAAAAAGCCATTGACAGAGCTTATAAACAGGTTTCACGTCAATATGGTTTACGTCCGGTTCCGTGTAATGGCGTTCGTATTAAACCAGAATATGATAGTTATGTAACGCCACAGCAGGCGCGTATTCCGTGGGATGAATTAGTACATGATGAAGAACAAGTGTCATATAACAATGATATTATTTGTCCTGAATCTATATCTTTCAGACCTTTTGAAGGATACACTGATACCTATGAAGCACGTCGCAGAGACGGCATGAAAATCAATCAGATTAAGTGCCGTCCTGAGAAAGTTGAAAAACGTGCTACAATTGTAGTAAAAATTAATGGTAAAATCATTGATTAATCATACAATTCCACCTATAATGAGAGGAGATGATGTCGTGGAGGTGAACTAATATGATAATTGATACTAAACAATATAATTTTTCAGAGTGGAATTCCAAACGCCGCGAGCGTGCGTTGCATATTATGGATGAACATGTGAAAAAATACTGTCAACCGTCAACCTATGATTATTGGTCTTGGCATTCCGTCGGCAGTGAGGGTAAAAAACCAGAACAAATAGCTTCTGAATACAAAGAATATTCAGAAGATGAGAGTAAATTTATACAAGCTCTTTGGGCATTTTACATCTCAATGACTGCTAAAGATGAATATGCATGGTCCAGTGACATAGCAAAAGCGTTTACAAAATAATAAAGCTTCTAAAAAGGAGAGCGTAAGCTCTCTTTTTTAGTACACAAAAATCAGAAAGGCAAATAAATGTTATCACACATTTTATCAAACCCACAACCACATCCCAAGTACCAGATTTGTCTCATCACACCAGCGGGCAGATCCGGTACAATCTTACGTCACCTATATACATCACCACGTACAGGTGCGACATATTTCAGTCGCCATCATGCTAATAACTACACACATGAACAGGCGACAGCAGTATTACAAAATCTGCCGTATCCAGACGCGTTCATCCAGTCTGAATATGATCAGCATTACCGCGAGACAGATGAACGCGGTAACATCAAAGATTACATGTGTGCATAACAGCACATAAGTAATAAGTAACTAATCAACCATTAAACTTGCTATCCCTTATTCCTGTGAGGAGCAGACTTTTTCCTATCGGAAATTGCAAGGTCGAACCTTGATAAGGGATTTTTCTATGCCCTTCTATAATGCCTATGAAGCGTATAGATTTCACCAAGAGAAATAAATTGGTTATGCCTAATCCAAAAGGCAAGAGGGAGAAAATCATGACAGAAATTAAAACAAATGAAACAATTAATGTTTTTCCATGTACATACATACTTATCAGTCGAGCAATTCGTCCTCTCGATCATGAAACTATAACAAAAATATGTCAACAGGATGAAGACTTCCAAAAACGTGTTTTAGATCTCCTTATCAACATATGTGGGTCTAGTGTATATACAGACATTGAATTTCAAGACTGGTCAGAATATGAACCTGATAAATCCTCTAATGGTGGTTGTTATAGATTCAGTAAACATTACTACTACAATAAAGATTCAGATTTATGGGAACTACAATACGAAACATCCGCAGATATGGAGTATTGTCCTATATGCGGACACTTTGGTAATCATGAAGAATATGATGACGATACATTTATCGGTTATTCTTGTGGTAGTGCAAAAATAATCTCATCTACAAAAATGATTCAAACCGTAATTAGTTTTATGCTTAATTACAAAGATGATACTGATTATATTATGTTGGTTAGATAAAACAAGGAGGAATTAATCATGAAAAATGATACAATCAAAAAATTCGATACATTCGTATCCCGTAACTTCTTCGGATACAGTGCCCATACACTGTATCAGGAACTCCGCCATTCATATCCGGCGGAAGTAGCATCCCAGTGGGTGTATGTCAACATCTGGCACAGATTTACCGGTCAGGACACTCCAGAAGATATTGACATTGCTCGCAGAGTAGCATGTATTATCCATCATGATCTATCTCTCCTTGATCGTGCACTTGCAGCTCGTGATTGGATTGAGTACTGTATGGCTACTCAAGAATATGAGCGCCTTGCAGTATTAATTGACGAGGCACTTGACCTCTATATCGACAGAGTAATCAGCCTAGACGAATTCAAGTTGATTGTATCTGCCGCTCAATAAAAAACATCTCAAATCCACCACAATTCTATATGATTTTCCTTGACTGGCGGATTTGAAAAACGGAAACAAATTTAGAATCAATTTTTCTGGACGGGATACCCCCATGTACAGGGAAATTGATTCTAACATACAGGGAAATAAAAATTAGCTGTCCTATCGGCATACGGGGAGAATGGAGATTAATTATGAAGAAAAAAATATTCGCAGCAATTATCACATCAATCACAACATTAATACTCACCTGTCAACTGATTCCGGCAAGTGAAACAGAAAAAATTTTTACTGATGAATCCGAAATCACATCAATTGAAACTACGGAAACCGGTACACTCTATACATTTACAGACGGAACCGGATACTATCATGAAGAAAATGAAATTCCGGAACTTTCAAATGTAAATGGTCTGTATCCACTTACCGGAATTGTTACAGAAATCGAATACGATGTAGAGCCGGAAGTGGATCTTGTAACAATCACCTGCTCCAACGGAAATATGTTCTCATGGTATGCAGATGCCGGAGATTATGAAATCAATGACCTTGCGTCCTGTATCATGGATTCCAAGGGAACTAAATATGTAACTGATGACGAAGTGTTGCTGGCCCATTATGCAGGTGGATTAAAACACTTCGAACAGTATGCAAATTAAATTGAACACATAAAGGAGAAAATAAATGACAAGAACAGAATATAATCAGCGTGTGATTACACGCAAAAAACGATCAATCCTTATTAAAGGCAGCTTAGGAATAGCTGCTTTTTTAATGTTCGCAAGTATTGTCGGACATATTGATTCTGACGTATATGCCGGAATCCATTCCGTCAAAGGAACTGTTTCCGCATCAGGAAACTACATCCTTGATGAGAATGGAAAAGCATATGATGTATCCGGATTCCAGAGCGGATCCGAAGTAACAGTAAAACTTGACAAACAGGGAAACATCCTGTCTGTTGTAAGTAAATAAGTGAGGTGGTGAATCACATGGAACGCAACTATAAACTCCGGATCTATTACAAGTCCGGCTTCCAGAAGGGAAACTTAAAAAGAGAAGAGTTCTTTTCAACTAAAGAATCCATGCAGCAGAGATACAGAGAACTCTTCAAACCAAAAGAATATGCTTTGAATCCTACAGCATGGGAAAAAGTAAATGAAGAATGGCTGAGAATGTTCAACATGTCGGCCGCATAAGAATGGAGAAAAATATGATACCAAAACAAAAGAAATTAGATGCGCTTAATGCCGATATCAGAGGAATGGTGAAAGCAATCAAAGACTTCAAAGCAAGAAGAAAATCTGCTATTGAAGCAAATGACTATGAAACAGCAGAGCAGATGTGGAGCAATGAAAAAGTAATGACGCAGAATCTAGCTGAAGCAAACTACCAGAAGATTAGGCTGTACTATTCCAAGGCAGATGCAATCTATGAAGATAAAATTATTGCAATCTGCAGCCTGCCAGGACTTATTGGCATGAAGGAAGCAAATCTCATTGAGTGTTGTGCAAATATCAACGGTCGCAAGCTCTATGCAATTTAATTAAACAGAAACGAGGTGTATACAATGACAAAAGGAAACGGAAGCATTGGTTCCATTACAACTATGGGAAATCTTCCTTTATATGGATGTGTAAACCCATGTAGAAAAATTAATACAACATACAAATCTCGAATTAATTGGAAGATGGAAATTAGAACCTTAATGAGAGATTTTAGTTTTCCAAAAGATATAATAGAATCTGTTATTCGGACAACGGAAATTGAATGTCCACATGAAAATGCAGACATGAAGTACGATCATGCCTGGAGAAAATTCTGGACATTGATCGGTTAAAAAATTAAATAAAAATTAAATTAAACAAAAGAAAGAGGTAGAAAACAATGATGAATTATAATCAAATCAAAGACACACTTGCAAACGGAACAGTAACTGAAAACAAAGTAATTACACCAGAGGCATTTAGAAATAAAGCCGCATATGAAACGGTAATGAATAACTGTCAAACAATTGGAGGAAAACGATTCTGCTGTATACCATTAGGAATGTTAGAAATTGACGAAGATTATCAGCGAGTATACTGCATTAATATGGAAAAAGTTCGTGCCTTAGTACGCAAATGGAATCCCAATAAATATGAAGCAATTCTTGTTTCGCCTCATCCAGAAACAAGTAGTTTCGCTGTAATAGACGGATCACATAGAGTATTGGCTGCAGGTAACAGAGGAGCCACTACTATTTTAGCAGTATTAGCTGAAGGATTATCTGATAATCCAACTGAAAGAAAAATTCAGGAAGCAGAATTATTTTCTGATCAAGGCAAAGACAATGACAGACTGACGCCTGCCCATAAACATAAAGCATATGTCACACGAGGAATAAATAAATATTGTATTGTTGAAAGATGTCTTCAGGGAAGGAAATTGTTATTAAATAATTACGAATTGAAAAATATGACACAAGAAAAACAGGATGCGTTGAAGGCTGCTGATTACAAAGTACTCACTGCATACAGTGATATTGTTACAGTTGCAGCCCTTACTAATGGCGAAGAAACATTGACTAATATACTTGATATTATTGAAAAATCCGGTTGGCATACTGCTCCTAATGGATATTGTTCAAATATTATTCGTCCATTAAAACAGGTTCTTAATATACATGATAATGATCCGCAGACTGTAAATGCAATTATATCTTATTTTAAGTATACAGAACCTGATACATATATTGCAAAAGCACGTGCAAAATATGAAAACAGAAGAAGAGTGGAAGCTTTAACGATGTATCTGGAAGAAGAAGTCGCTAAAAGATTAGGAATTCAGCCATTATATACTGGAGGAGACTTAAGAAAAGTTACTTCTGCAATTAATAGTCAGCGCTATTATAAAGCAACTGGAACAGAAAACAAATAAAACAAATTAAATTATACAGAATATAGCACTTGCATTTTAGTACCGTAAGTGCTATACTCTGCTCAAAGACAAACGAATGTTCGATATCATAATTCAGCTTCGGCATATGCGGCGTGAAATTTAGAGCCGCTCTCCTTCTAAATCGTAGCTGAATTATGCTATTGAGCATAAGAATAGGAGAGAAAGCAAATGAATAAAGCAGAAGCAAAAGCAGTAGTAACAATTCCAATGAAGGGAAGATACTTTCTTCATAAAAACGGAAGTATTATTCCGGTCACAGACCTGATCAATGCGATCTATCTCATGACAGGTGATGAGAAAATTAATGAATGGGATCCGGATCTTGAATTCTATATCCGTACATTCTTTGGAAACATTGTAAGGGAAATGTCTCCTACAGAAATTACTGTACAGAATTTCTTGAAACATCACGAAAAAGTGAAAGCAATCAGATTGTATTATCACATGCACAACACAGAGTCGCAGAAATGTACATTGGTAGAAGCCAGAGATTATGTGGAACAGTTGAAAACAAAAATGAAAGAGAGAGGTGAACTGTAATGACAAAGATTAAAGAAGCAGTAGATAATCATAAAAATTACGAAAAATTCCATATGAAAACAATCGTTGCACACAATGGAGTTCTGGTTGATATCGTAGTATCTGCATCATACGAAGAAACAGAATTTGATAAAATTATGGCAGACTGTAAACGCCAGGAAGAAGAACGTAAACGTGAACGACGTAGAGAAAAAATTAAATTAATCAATCTGTTCACAGGAAGAAGAAAAAAGAGGGAAATCGCATGATAACAAGTAATAAAATGCCGGAGCTGGCAGCTACAGATATTGTAAAGTTAAGAAATGGAAAAATCGGGATTGTATTAGGAAATGAGCATTCTGACAATTATCTTGCCATTTATACCAATATTACTGCGCATGGTGTGTCTTGTAAAGCCTATTTAAGTAATTATAAATCAAATAGGCATAATGATGATTATAGCCTTGACATAATTAAAGTGTGGAAATCAAATTATAAAACCCAATATGCCTTAATTAATACATTCTACACAAAAAACAGCACTCCGAAATACATGAACCCTGATTGGGAAGAACCAACTATAATGACCGTAAAAGAAATTGAAAAAGTTATTGGTCACCCGTTCACGGTCATTGAAGAGGAGGCAAGTGAAGATGAGTGAAGTATTATCATTCGCAGGATGAAGACCAGGCAATCCGGATCAAATCATCCCGTGGAAAGAGAAATTCGATGAAGAATATAGCGACGGAGGCCAGTTAACATTACTGTCAAAAGAAATCTATCAGGCAGAAGCAGATGAAGATATGCCGGCTTTCGAATATCGCTATATTATTAAAGCAATGGATCTGCAGGCGTTTGGATCAGATCAGAAGACAATTTGTTTCCGCTTATATATGTGTCCATTACATAAATACTGGGAATCAGAATCATTAAAAGGTCTTTCAGAAGATAATAATAAAGACTGGTTCTTCGAAGATGCAGCAGATTCAGGTATTCTTCCGTATATAGGAGAAGAATATTTAGATTATTCAGATGATGATGTTTCGCCGGATGAGAACGGTAATAAATGGTATGATTACTTTTATCATATTACAGACTGGTCTAAAGCTAACGAAATGCTAAACATAATTACAACAGTTCTGTATCCGATGGACAGTACACGCGGTCACGGTCTTGACCAGGCATGGAACCAACTGGGAAACACTGGCTGGGATTTACTTGAATACATTCTGAATGGAAAAAATTGTGTTGACGCGGCATTATCAAGAATGCATAACTGCAATAATTAACTTTACAATACGAGAGAAGAATGATATATTGATTATAACAAGTTAAATTAACTATATACAAGGAGAAAAATATAATGAAGACAAAAGCAGTCCGCAGCCAGAGAATCGCATGGCTGTTGAGGAAAGAGGGATTTAAAATTCTTGGCATCACGCCAAATAGAAGACGTCCAAATCTGGATGTTTATATATTTGAAGCAACACCGGAGTTATGCACAGCTCTTGATACACATATCCAAAATAAAGACAACAGAAGGGATAACTAACGAAAGTAAATCGGAGGGAAAATCATGAGTGAAAAAGAATTTGACCGCGGTAAGTGTTTTACATTCTTTGCTTCGTATAGGAAACAGGGCGAAAGAATAAAAGAAATTCTTGGGCCGGAGAAAGCTCTGGAATATTATGAGGCGGTCATAGACTATGGACTGTACGCCAAACCGATAGATAATAATCTCCTATTATATGTAGGAGATACCTTACTTGAAACGATCGACTCATCTCAAGAGAAGCGGTCACGAGCATTCGGTGAGAACATGACCGTCACTTTATCCATCTTGGAATTGAAGCGTGATCATCCAGAATATTCTCAGAATCAGATTGCGCAAGAGCTGAAGACGAGCAAAGGCAAAGTCAATAAAGTACTTACAAAATACAGAGATGGCGGGTATGCAGATTTTGTTGACTTTAACTTGCTCATAAATGAAATTGAATATGATCCTACGGGGCAGGTGATATGGCCATCTGGTTCCGGTACTGGTACTAATTATAATACTAATAATA